ACAAAGATAATGTTCCGATGATGGTTAAGAACCAACAGTCGTTACTTACAAACAAAGGGTTCTACGACAAGAATAAGAAGTTGTTCTCGTTTACTGCAGGACAATCGATTGTTCAAGCAATTGATATGATTATCAGAACAAGTACGTTTATTTCGAATCAACAAGATATTACAATCGACGAAGTTACCGGCAAGGTTTCTAAGAAAGAGAAAGCACCTGCTGTTTTACAGTGGTTTAAGATTAGAACACAAGTCACTCCATTGAAGTATGATAGCAAGCGTGCTGATTATGCGTACGAGATTAAGTATGTAATATCACGCTATCAAATCAATAATATACGTTCTCCTTACTTCGGACCTTCTTATTTCAGAGGAACACACAAGGAATATGATTATTGGTTCACTGGAAAGAACACAGAAGTTCTTGACTTCAGACAAGAGTATAACTACTTGTACTACCAAACATTTGGTGGCGACATGGGTGTTCCAAAAATGACGAACAATGCCAGAGAAATAACAAAGCAAGTATATCAAAACAGTAGTTCGGAATCGTCCCAAGGTGGTAAGAATAGACGTAACGAAGCGTCTGCGAACGCCGCTAGTTTATTGTACTCTCCGTCTGACCAAGCGAATGCACAACTAACGATTGTTGGAGACCCTGATTGGATGGCACAGAGTGAAATATTTTACTCACCTGATGCAACAGGTGTTGGGTTAGGTCCATTTATGAATGACGGGTCTATCAACTACGATGCTAGTGAAGTTTTGTTTTCTGTTAATTACAACACAAATATTGATTACGATTTAAAAACGGGTATCGCTGACATGGGAACAGGTGATTCACGTATGAGTTTAATCTATCGTGCAAACACAATTACAACGAACTTAAGTGATGGAAAATTTACACAGTTATTGGAGGGAACAATGATGATGTTCCCAACAGCGGAACAAGCAGAAGCAGAGGTAAAAGAGAAGGAAGAAAATTTTGGAAATTTATCAATAACGGAAGAAGGCGACACAGATTCGTTCGGTAATCCAATTGATACTAATTTTGAAGGAACTATTGCTCCGCATTTCGAGGAAGCAGATAGAATTGCGGCTAGAATGAACGAAGATGCAGGAATGAATGACGACTAATGGCTGATGATATATTAAAAAGTAGAGGACGTACCAAAGGGTACAAATTAGACAGAGGCGGAATGCCCGCTGATACAGGTCCTTTTATTGCTGAAATAATGAACAACGTTGACCCTACTAGAAATGGGCGTATCCAAGTTTATATTGAAGAATTTGCTAAAGGCGATAAGAACGACCCAAGTGGTTGGAGAACAGTTAGTTACTTAACACCGTACTACGGTAAAGTCGAACATAATGGAACAACAGAGGGCGTAGGTACGTCAGTTGGTAACGCACAGTCGTACGGTATGTGGTTTACTACACCTGACATTGGTGTTAAGGTCATGTGCTTCTTTGTAAACGGTGACCCAAGATACGGTTATTACACTGGTTGCATTCCTGAAAGTGGATTAACACACATGATTCCTGCTATTGGCGATAATGTAACTGAAATTAACCACAAAGACAAAGCCATATCGGAAGACCCACGTTTTTACGAGAAAGACAAACCAAAACATACATCTGTTGTTGCAACAATGTATCAGCAAGGGCTAAGCGAAGATACAACACGTGGTCCAATTAATAGTACTGTACAACGAGAAAGCCCAAGTAATGTGTACGGTATTAGTACACCTGGAAGACCAGTGTACGCTAATGGTATGTACGATACCAACATCAAAGAAACACTTGCAGGTGAACTAGAACCTCAGGATATTAAGATAGTTGGTAGGCGTGGTGGACACAGTCTTGTTATGGACGATGGTGACTTAGAAGGCAAGAACCAACTAGTAAGAATACGTTCTGCAACAGGGCATCAAATCACTATGTCCGACGACGGCGAATGTTTTTATATTACACATGCCAATGGGCAAAGTTGGTTAGAGTTTGGTAAGTCAGGCACAATAGATTTATATAGTTCCAATAGTGTTAATGTAAGAACACAAGGAACAATCAATTTGCATGCAGACGAAGACATTAATATCAATGCAGGTAAAAATTTCAACGTGTACACTGGCGAAAACATTAATATCGAGTCCAAGATGAAAACAAGTTTATTATCTGCAACAGGTACCGATGTTAAATCTATCGGAAATGTTAATTTAGAATCAAGTGCAGGTGTTTCAATTGGCGGTTCCCGTATCGACTTGAATAAGAGTGGGGCAAGCACAGTTACAACAAGTATTACACCAATGATTCCAACCGAATACACAGATATTGAGTTAAAAGAAACTGGTTGGATTCCAGAAGAGACTCCAACTCTTAAATCTATTACATCAAGAGCACCAACGCACGAACCTTATAGTTTACATAACGAACCTGCTCCTGACCTAACAAGTCCAATTGATAGAAGTAAGTTAAATACACAGGTAATTGATTTAATTAATAATTTAAAAGTGGAGCCACCTAAGTACTCATGAGAGTTAAAGATATAGTTGAAAACTTAGATAAAAATGCGTGTTTACATGGTAAATGTGGGGTGTTTGCTATTGCTCTTAGCAAAGTATCAGGACTTCCTGTTTATGGTACATTTGAACACAGTGATGAGATAGATAAAACAGTACTAGTGCATGCTTATGTTCGACCAGATGAAGATAACTTAATTGATATAAAAGGAACGAGAGACAAAGATTGGGCATTACAAGAATTTCCAGGATACGATACATGGGAACAAAAAGTATCATATGATGATATTCTAAAAATAGGTGGCGGAGATATGAACGATGTTAAACGCATGATACCATATGTTCAAAAATTATGGGATAGTGGTGAACTCAACAAAGACGCAGACGAGGATTTCTAAATGACAACATACATAGGATACAATACAATAGGGCAAGTTAAGAAATTCACACTAACTGACCGTGAGTTAGTGAAGCGTGACTTACTTAATTCAATTATGATTCGTGAAGGCGAGATGCCTGGTCGACCAGAAGTTGGAACAAACATTTGGAGTTATGTATTTGACCCAAATACAGATGATACTGTACGTAAGATTAAAGCAGAGATACAACGCTTAATTGATGCTGACCCAAGAATACAAACAGAAGAAGTTAATGTATTTGCCAAAGACCATAACGTACTAATTGAGATGAATGTGCGTATTCTTCCTAGTGTAGACTTAGAAGTTATTAATTTAATATTTGACCAAAACACAAACACAGCAAAATTCGCATCATAATATACGCAGTTTATTAACAGCATAAATAACGTAAAGTTAATTAATACGTTATTATGGCAACTAGTTCACGACAAACCAGCATATTTGGAATTGAAGATTGGCGTTCTTTATACAAGACATATAATCAAGCAGACTTCCAAAGTTACAACTTCGAAACACTACGAAAAGGTTTCGTTGATTATCTAAGACAACACTATCCAGAAAACTTTAACGATTATGTTGAAAGTTCGGAGTTTATTGCGTTAATAGATACAATGGCATTTATGGGCCAAGCAATTAGTTACCGCCAAGACTTAAATACACGTGAAAACTTTTTAGATACTGCTGAACGCAGAGATAGTGTTGTTAGGCTTGCTGATTTAGTAAGTTACACACCCAAACGTAATGAAAATGCTAGCGGTTATTTAAAAGTTACTTCAGTAAGCACAACTGAAAATATTACCGATTTTAATGGAAATAGTTTAGCAAACGTAACGTTACGTTGGAATGATAGTACAAATATCGATTGGCAAGACCAAATGAATACAGTACTAAACTCAATGTTTGTGGATAGTCAAAAGTTTGGCAAGCCTGGAAACTCAACTGATGTTCTTGGTATTACAACTGATGAGTACACAGTTAATTTAGTTAGTAACTTAATGCCTGTTGTTCCATTTAGTGCAACAGTTAATGGTACTAACATGGATTTCGAAGTGGTAAGTGCAACTACTGCAAACGCTACAGAAGTATACGAGCCAGCACCATCTCTTAACGGCGACTTTAATGTCTTGTACAGAAACGATAAGCTAGGATTCGCAAGTGAAAATACAGGTTTCTTTTTCTACTTTAAGCAAGGTACGTTAACAAACAAAGACTTCACACTAAGTGATAGAATTGCAAACCGCAATGTCGATATTAATACAGAAGGCGTTAATAATAACGACGTTTGGTTGTACGAGTTAAACAAAACAACAGGCGCAGTTTTAAGTCAGTGGGACGAAGTGAAAAGCATTTATGCTCCTATTACAAAACAAACAGAAACATCAGTTAGAAAGTACTTTAGTGTAACTGGCCGTGCTAATGACCAAATCACAATGAATTTTGGCGATGGTGTGTTTGGCGATATTCCAACAGGTTTCTTCCGAGCTTTTGTAAGAACAAGTAACGGTAGTAAATATATTATTAACAAAACTGATATTACAGGAGTTGATATTACAATTCCCTACATTAGTAGAAACGGACGTTCAGAAACAGCAACGTTTACAGTTACATTAACACAAAATATTAGCAATGCAAGTACGAACGAGAGCATCGCTGATATTAAGCGAAATGCTCCTGCTAGATACTACACACAAGATAGAATGGTAAATGGCGAAGATTACAATAACTTCCCTTACACTGCATTTAGTAGTATTATAAAAAGTAAAGCAATTGTACGAAGTAATATCGGCACAAGTAGACATTTAGACTTAGTTGATCCAACGGGCAAGTATTCAAGTATTAATACGTTCAATAGCGACGGTGTAATTTTTGAAAAATCTTCTAGTACCGCATTTACCTTTAGCTTCAATGACAAGAACGATGTCGAAACTGTTATTAGAAACCAAGTTGAGCCAGAACTATCTAAGCGTAGCACAGTTCATTTATATTACGACAAGTTCAATAGAAAAGCGTTAACTGCCATTGATATTATTTGGAATCAAAGTACAACAAGTACAAATGAAACTACAGGATATTTTAAAAATACAGCAGGCTCTGCATTACAAGTTGGAACATATGTAACAGACAACAGAACGCATATATCTCCAAGTGCATTAGTTAAGTTCACTACACCGATAGCAGATATCAACGGCGTTTATTATTTCGATGAAAATAACCGCTTAAAACAACGCGCTACTTTATTAGCAACGGATAATACTGTTGTGTGGACGAGCATTAAAGCTGTGATATTAGATGGA